GTGGGAAGCAAATCCTCAGCGAGCTCTATCCAATAATTCTGTTGCATACAAAGAAAAACCTGATATTGGTGTTTTTATGGAAGAATGGTTATCTCTATATAAATCAAAAAGTGGAGAACGCGGCATATTCAATCGTGATGCATGCAAAAAAACTGTTACAAAACTAGGAGATAGGCGAGATCCTAATTACGAATGGGGCACCAATCCTTGTTCAGAAATTATTCTTAGAGACCGTGAATTTTGTAATCTTACTGAAGTGGTTGTTCGAGAAAATGACACACCAGAAACTCTTAAAAGAAAAGTACAACTGGCCACCATATTAGGAACCTGGCAGGCATCTTTGACTTATTTTCCGTATTTATCCTCAGAATGGAAAAAAAATTGTCAAGAAGAGGCACTACTGGGAGTATCTTTGACTGGAATTTTAGATAACAAAATAATGAGAAATCCGGGAAAAGCATTAGAAACTTTACTAGAAGATCTTCGCAATAGTGCAATTACTACTAATAAAGATTGGGCAAAACGAATCGGAATAAATCCAGCTGCAGCAATAACTTGTATCAAACCCAGTGGTACAGTTTCCCAATTAACAGATTCTGCAAGTGGTATTCATCCAAGACACAGTAAATTTTATATTCGTACAGTTCGTGCAGATAGAAAAGATCCTTTGTGTCAAATGATGTTGGAAAAAGGATTTCCTGCTGAGCCTTGTGTGATGAAACCAGATTCTACGATGGTGTTTTCGTTTCCGATTAATTGTCCAAATTCTTTCACTAGAAACGATCTGACTGCAATCGAGCATCTGGAGATATGGTTAACTTATCAAAGGTATTGGTGCGAACATAAACCGAGTATAACAGTGACAGTGAAAGAATCTGAGTGGATGGAAGTTGGTGCATGGGTTTATGAACATTTCGATGAAATAAGTGGAATATCATTTTTACCTCATTCTGATCATTCTTATAGACAGGCGCCGTATCAAGAATGCACGAAAGAAGAATGGGAAAGTTTAAACAGCATACTTCCTAAACAAATAAACTGGATCGGAGACTTGGTAGTCTTTGAGCGAGAAGATCACACCGTGGGCAATCAAACACTTGCGTGTTCCGGAGATAAATGTGAATTCGTTGATTTGACTTCTTCATAAAATAATCAACAAAATAAGCCTGTTATAAACCAACAGGCTTATAAATAAATCAGGAGGGCTCATTATGTGTAAAGTCCTTAACTGGTTTTTTTTATCTCTATTACTAGTTGGTTGCAATATCTCTAAACCAACAAAAAATCTTATATTAAAGTCAGAAGAACCTGTTCCTGAAGTAAAAATATTCAAGGGCTTTGATATATGCACAACACAAACGGATTCATACCCTAATGTTGTCGCGTTATACACAATGGATTCTTTTGTTGGAAGTGGTGTTCTGATAAGTCCGTATTATATTCTTACAGCGGGACATTGTATTGACGGGTCTGAATTAGATTACGTTAAATTATTAGACGGAAGAATTTTCTGTATAAGTCAGTGCATAAAACATCCTGTATACGGAATAGGAAATCATGTTCTAAATGATATTGGAATAATTCAATTAAATGAACCCATAATGGATTTAGAAACTTATCCGTTATGTGAATCTATACATAAAATTTCAAAATATCAACAAATTGATATTTCAGGATGGGGAGCAACAATAAAAAAACAGAGTCAGTTTAGAAAGTTTTTCTTTTATGGAATATTACAAAAAGAAGAAAAACAATTTAAAGTTCTTCCATTAAACGGCACTGTTTGGTTTGGTGATTCGGGTGGTGGAGTCTATGCCCAAATCAATGGAAAAAATTATCTTATAGGAATAGTAAGTAATTTTTCAGCAACAGTTGTTGACGGCAAATTACAATTCATAGAAAATTCATTTACCCGAGTAGATTATTATTTGGATTGGATTTTATCTGTAACTAAATAATATGATGATTATCGCTGGAATAGATTACAGTTTGAACGGACCAGCTATCTGTATCGCAGACAGTACCATTCCTTTTGATTTCAAACACTGCAACTTTTATTTTCTTTCTGATACAAAAAAATATTCTAAAACATTTTTAAATAATATCCATGGAGAAAATTTCAAAGAGTATAACGAAGATTCTGAGAGATATGATTCAATCTCGGATTGGGTGATGGGAATAATTGCTGGAATAGATCAAGTCTGTCTTGAAGGTTATGCGTATACTGCACAAGGAAGAGTATTTAATATTGCAGAAAACACTGGAATTTTGAAATACAAATTATGGCAAAGCAGAATACCAGTTGAAGTAGTTCCTCCCACTACAATAAAGAAATGCGCAACTGGCAAAGGAAACTCTGATAAATCAAAAATGTATGAACAATTTATGGAAGATACCAATATTCCTCTTATGAATGTTGTTTCTCCAGATAAAACAAAAATATCAAATCCAGTTTGTGATATAGTGGACTCGTATTATATCTGTAAGTATTTACACGAAAAAATTAATAATTAATCATTCGGGATCCTCGAGCCAGCTTGGATCACTATCAGTATTTCCATCCACTGTTGCAGGCGCAGGGACAACATAATTGGGATTTTGCATTTCTTTATTAGCCTTATGCGCCTGTTGTCCTAGTGTTTTTTGAATATCTTCTACTTCTCTCTGCTTTTTCTCTTTATTTGCTGATGTGGTTGATGACCTTCGGTTATTTCCTGAGTTTGATGGTATTGGTTTATCTACTGGGTTTCCTGAAACATCTGTAGGAGGTTTCCGCTTACCCGAACCGCCTCCCTTGGGAGATGGTCCTGTAGTGGTATCTGCTGCAGATGTTGTTGTAGTGGGTGTTGTAGTGGGTGTTGTAGTGGGTGTTGTAGTGGGTGTTGTAGTGGGTGCAGAAGAGACACTGGGAGATTGCAAAGAGGCAACGGTTGGTGTTTCCAAGCTACGAGTGAGTTGGTTAAGCCGTTCTCGCTGTGCATCCACTCTAGACAACGATGCATTTAAATCTTCACCAGCATATTGTGATCTTCTTTGCGACATCCAATCGGGTTCTTTTTCTGCTGCAGATGTTGTTGTAGTGGGTGTTGTAGTGGGTGTTGTAGTGAAGATGGAGTCATCGCCCTCCGCGCCGGCTTTCGGTGTTGTAGTGGGTGTTGTAGTGGGTGCTGCACTTGGGGTTGGTTGTCCATCATCCAGAGGAACTCTTGTATATCCAGCTGCAAGTGCAGCTCTATTAAATTCTTTTGGATTCTCATCCCTCATTGCAAAAGCTGAAGTACCTATCCCGCTTCCTGGCTTACGAGTTGCAGTTCTCATGGCTATTGCTGCCTGATCAGCAAGTTTATCTCCTTCTGGATCTCCTTGTCTTTTCAATTCCGCAGCAGTTCTAGCAAGTTCATAGGCATTATTTCTTTGATTAAATTCAGTCTCTTGTCGTCTTTGATCATCTCTGTCTTCGTATCCAGCAAGTCCTGCAGCTATATCTCCAGGAATTCTTGTTAAATGATTGAATGCTGCTTTTCCCGCTTGATACGCTCCGTATCCTGGTATAAGCACGCTGGCCAGCACATTCTTCCACCCTCCCAAATCTTCTGCTGTTTTAGTAAATTGTTTTTTTTGTCCACTACGATAGCCACCATACGCATCTCCTACTGCTCTTACTCCACCAACAATATTGTCTCCCAACTCTTCAGCAGCATCTCCTACTGCATTTAACCCACCAACAATACTGTCTCCCCACCCTTCTTGTATATCCACTTCACCCCAGTATCGATTAAGTGGACTGGTAAGTTGGTTGAATTTATTCTTTTGAGAAATGTCAGAATTAGTTTCAGATTCTTTCAATTGAGTCTTGTTCCATCCATATTTTTTAGATAATTTTGAAATAGACTCTGCTAGTTGTTGAATTGCTTCTTTTTCTGTTTTTTTATTTTCTTTGTTCATTGGAATCCTTTATAGATCTTATCTGATTAACTTAACAATTCCATTTTCTTAAGGCCTTATTTATACGTGAATCTGGATCTCTTGCTGTTTTTGCACTGGTTAATTTTCTTTTCATTCCAGTCATCCTACTGCAAAAAGATTTTCTTCTTTTATCGTCTTTTGATCCTTTTTTAATCTTTGATGGATCTTTGGTAACTGCCATTTTGAGTTTAGAACCAGGATTTGCACGTCTATACGATGCAACTCCTTTTCGATTCAGGCCTCCTTTAGGGTCTTTTCCTTCTTTTCTTGTCCAGGCCGGACTTTTTGATTCATCAACTCGAATTGGTGGTGGATTTATTAATCCAGTTAGGTGATCAGTTAAAACATCGACAGCACGTTCCATATTTTTAGCTCTGATTTCATCTAGATCTCCCCCACCTACTAATTTATGATTCTGAGTATTATGTATTGCCGCGCGAACTGCCGCAGAATGATTATCTTCAGGAATTCCGACGCCGGCTTCGGTTTGGCCTTCGGCTTGGCCTCCGGCTTGGCCTAAAATACGTTTTATTTCTTCTGTTCCTGCCATTTCTTCAGAAATAGATCTGGTGTTTTTTATGGTTCCGTCTTTATTAAAAGATACACTCTCATGCTTCGATATCGTTGGCCATTCCTGAATCACGTGAAGTGTTAGATTATGAGCAATAGTTCTAATATTGTCATTGCTGTTATTATTTTCTGTTAGATATTGTAAAAAATAAAGCATATCAGTATTTATAATATCTTATTCTTCTAATAATTGAGGCCTTTTTATATTAGTGAATCGGATATTGATATACCACCATCCTAAAATGCCCACCAATAACAAATAAAATAACAATGCATACCAATTGAATCGGGTAACTGTTATTTCTGTTCCTCTTTGCAATGATATTTCTGAACCAGAATCTAGCTTAACATTCGTCGGTTCTGTTAACAATAAAACAGTATCAGAGGGAATAAAAATTTCAGTATTTTTTGGAAATTCGAATACTTTAGAGTCTGATTCAAATTTTACTGTTTCACCCAAAGTGGCTTTAGTTTGAGTTTGGACGGTTTTAACATCAGTTCCTTTGGGTAAAGTGACACTAGACGATTCATTCAAAATAACATCAGTGTCTTTTGTTAAAACATCTGGAGTTGTTTTTGTGAACTCCGGCATCTTTACCACAGGACTACACCCCCACACACTCACCAAAACACCCAAAACGCATAATATATTTTTCATTTATTTTCCTTTTTTCTTTGCCTTTTTTCGAAGCTTAATTTTTGTTTTTTGCACAACTTTATCCAAACACTCAGTGGATCCTCGACACACAGGACAACCGATTGCACCACATATCCATAATCGAACCGGTTGAATATTAGATTTTAACCAATTAGCACATGTGACTAATTTATTATTTATCCATTCCATCTAAACCTCCTTTAAGATTTATTTGCAGCAGCTGCACTGCCAAAATAAAATCCCACTATTGATACCAATATTTGTCTATTTTCTACTGTAAACAAATAACCGTTAACTGTTTGAAATAAAGTTGTAGTTGAAGAAGGAATAAGACCAAAAAGCCATTCTGGTGACTTGTATTCAACTTCAACTATTGTTGGTATATTGAAAAATGGAAGAATAAAAGGAGCCAATATTGTACCAAAAAGAATGGCCAATACGATTGTTTGTCTTACTCCTTTTCCTAAATCAATCGGAACTCGACGAGTTGCTGCATCTTTTGCCGACTCTGTTGCACTATGTGCAGTCAATAATCGTTGAAAGTTTTCTTGATCATTCTTTCTTTTTTCCGCCATGTGTCGGAAAATAAATCCAGTTACGCCGCCTCCTATTAGTGTTACGAGTTCCGTTGGAATCATTTTTTCTTTTTTCTCCGCAATATAGGTGGTCTTTTTCTTACCACAATATTACCTTCTGTGGCATCTTGACCTATACCTGCAATTCCCCCTGCACTTACACTATTTATAATAGGAGAGGCTTGTACAGCTTCTCCTTCTTCTTGTAAAAATCGTAATAAATTTGATAAAATCGACTCCTTTAATGGGTTTGTGCGCATGCGTTTGGCCAAAAGAGCATGATAATTGTCTTTTTCTTGTTCTGACATATGTCTAGGCATCATGTTATTAGCACCTTCTCTATTATTTCCTTGTATTGCCTCTCGAAGTCTAGTTCCAGAAACACCACTCAATCCATCGGATCCAGATTTTCTCGTTTCTCCAACTTGATGAAATTTCAAATTCAAATCAATCAACTCCCCAGATTCTGTTTTCCATTTTCCACCGTTTCGAGTCATATGTGCCTGCAAACTTTTTGTAAGATTATTTCTTCCAGGCTCTGTTATTCTGTCAGAGCCTCCAATGAAATGAATTGTTCGATGTCCTTTAGATATTAATTCATCTATCTGTTTGAATGGATTTGTTGCTTCAGGAGAAGTAACAGAATGTGTTATATTGTTTCCAATATGTTCTTGTACTGCATTTGATAATATTTCTGTCTTTTCTTCATGAGACAGAAGATGTCCTTCGGAAGTTGTTGGTCCGTGTATAAAATGCGTGGCTCCCAACTTGCGAGCCAATTCTATTCCTTCTTTAGACATCTGTGTATGAGCATCTGTTATTGTTCCGAATTTTCCAGAATACAACACAGCAGCTCCTTTATTTTTAAATTTACCTCTTTGTTCTGAATTTGCTT